AAGCATCATAAGCAATGTAATGCTGATTAGCAATAGATTCACCATCAGGTCGAACAGCAATACGATAAGTATCAGCGACAGTACCACGATTAGCAATAGTGATCGTTGAAATAACTGCTTGTTCTGAAGCACCCGCTGTATAAAGTGCTTGTAACGCTGGTGTTCCGATTGTTTGTCCGAGAACTGCGTATGTAGTGGTTGCCATTGTTTTCTCCTTATGCGCCCATCAATAAAAATTCGTTAAAAGTTGCTCCGCCGCCACCAGAAGTAAAAGGTTGCCACGCAGAACCATCATAATATTCCAAAGCATTAGTGTCAGTTAAATAGGTAAACATTCCCTCACTAGGAGAAGCAATAGCAGAACCTCTTGCCCCACTAGATGAAAAAACCATTAGTGATTGCTGCATTAAAAAAGTATTGACCTGACTTGCCGTCAGCACATCACCAGCAGTAAAAGTCCTAAAACCTGCACCAGCCATTTAACTACCTTTCTTTAGAAGTATTCTAATTGCCTAGACGACCTGTGTCGAGTAGACCAAAAACCGCATCATCAAGCACAAATTCAGCAAAATCAAGGGTACTTAACTTGAACGTTAGTTCGTGAACAAATATACCAACATTATGTTCAATACCAATAATCTCCCCATACTTGACAATCTGCGAGCCTAAATTGTTTGGCGTAAATTTGACCTCAATCTGATCAGTCAAATCCAAAGCCAATAAATCGTTTTGTTGTTGTGTTGTTAATTCAGACATCTGCACAGTAATCGAATCGAAGCGATACTCAGGCTCGGAATATTCACCAAGTAAAGAATCAGCCAAAGCCAAAGCATCAACATCAGAATTGAATAACAAACCATCTAAGTTGTAAGAAGAAATACCATAAGAGTTTTGTGAATCTGTATCTTCAGCGGTCTGAGGATTACCACCAGCGCGAGTCACAACTATTCGGTTGTATAAAAATTCTGATCCGTAAACAACAGCAACATTTGAAAAAGGAACACCAGAACCATCATCTGCTAAAACAACAAGGTTTGTCGAACTAGGTCCAGATAAAGTATCTTGAAAAGTTGCGTTACCAGAATTATCAATAAAGAAAGAACCACCCTCAGTCTGCTCAACAAGTTGTAAATAAGTTAAAACACCAGTTCCCTCATCAACAACGTCACCTTGTAAGTTGATTGTTCCAACATCAATATTTCTGTTCGCTAAAGGCCAATTAACTTCAGGTCTGCTAAGAACAGCGTTGAATCTTGCACCAGTTAGTTGTGGTGTGGCTGTGTGTGCTGATAAAGATTGTGTTGCCAACAAAGTAAAACCATCAGAAGCCAAAGCAACAGCCTGATTATCACCAGATGGTTGATACAACAAATTCCAGTCATCAATCAAACCATAAAATACTGCTGAACCATTTGATTTAACACGGATTTCTCTATGAGGCACAATCTGCCCATAAAAAGGACTAGAAGCATAAAGAGGATCAAAAACTCTTTCAGTATTATCAAAAATAACTTCTAAAGAACCAGCATCATATCTATCAAGTTCACGAGTTTTACCACGATTAGTATTTATTGAGATTACAAAATCTGTGACATCATAAAAAAGTGTTCCACCTAAAGTAAATTGTGTGTTATCCAAAACACCTTGAACAGGATCATCAAGAGTAAAAAAAGGTCCACCAAGAGAAGTTAAATCAAAACCAATCTCAACTGTTTTTGTTGGTAAAGCCATTTAGACTCTCACAAACACTTGACCAGATGAGCGTTCATATTTCCTAATTGCTTCAACAATGTCACGACCCACTTGTGCGCCATTCGTTCCAATACCAGCATTAACAGTTATGTTATAAGTGCTACCCATACCACCAGCGTTTTTACCTGACAACGGAATAACTGCCTCAGGTCCAGCCTCACCAATAAGTGCGTTAGTTGGTCCAGTAACAATTCCACCTTTAGCCATACGAACAGTTTTATTTTGCAAAGCATAAGCCAGAGCAGTATAAGAAGCCGCTGCTGTTCCAGAAGTTTTCAAAACATTTGCTGCTTTAGCGAACTGTGTTGAGGTTAAAAGTTTGCCTGGTTGTAATTTTGTTCCTGTGTCAGTTCTTCGTGGTTCTCTACCTGTGTCAGTAGATGGTGCTGCTGGTGCTGCTGCACCTGTCGGCAAAGTTTCAACAACAAGTTTAAGTTCTGCTTTTGCTCTTTCTAATTCTGCTTTAATTCCAGCGACCATTGCTTCTGCTTGTTTAACACCAGCATCATAGAAAGCCACAGCACCAAATTCACCAACTTGATCAGCGACAAGGAATACTGAATCAACAAGGGTGTTTATTTGTTCAACAACAGTTGTTCCACCAATAATTATGCTGTCAGCAATCTTTGAACCTGCTTCAAAACCTGCATCAAGAACTTGTCTGATGGCTCGTTCATTTAATCCAAGGACAACGAGTTGTTTAACTTTGTCAGCAAATCTTGTTGCTTGAGTTGCTTGATCTGCTAATCCTTTTAAGAAATCTTCGGATTCTGCTGCTTTACCGAAATCTAAAATACCTGTGATTGTTCCACCGATTGCGCCTTTGAAATCATCAAACTTACCTTTCACATCTTCTAAGGCTGATTCTGCTTTACGTAAAGAATCTTCTAATTTATCAACAATAGTTTGGGCTGCGTTCTTAGCAGCATCTTTGGCTTTATTCATAGCAGTTGCTGATTCGGTTAATCCTGTATTCATATCAGTCAGAGCAGGAACAACTTGATCAGAAACATTCATTCCAAGTGTGTCTGTTTGTGCCGCTAAAGCACCCATATTGCGTGAGGCTTCAACAGTAGAAACACTAAGTCTGTTCAATGCGACTGGTGCTATTTGGCCAACTTCAGAAATATTGACACCAAAGGCTCTTAATCCTTTAATTACAACGTTGATACCTTTAAGGAATAGGTTTAGATGATCAATAACAAAATTGATAACTTTTTCTGCAAAAAATATGAAAGCGTTTCCAAGTTTTACAACACCTTGACGGAAAGTGTCAGATGATTTCCACGCTTTAATTAGAGCAACAACTAGGACTGCTAAACCTGCGGCAACTAAATAAACAGGGTTAGTTAGTAAAGCCAGTTGTAAAATCTTGAATACTTCAATAAATAATTTAATCGAACTAATAACTTTTGCAAGAACAATTAACAATGGTCCAAGAGTGGCCGCGAAAAACGCAATCTTAATACCAAGTTCAATTGTTGATTCATCTAAACTCTTAAAGAATTCAACAAATCTTTTAACTTGAGGAATGATTTGATCACGAATAACCCCAACAACTTTAAGAGCAATAGGAAGAAATGCTGTTCCGAAATCTGCAACAAGGTTTTGTACTTCAGCGGAAAGAATACGTTGCTGGTTAGCCAAACCATCAGAAGTTCTAGCAAAGTCACCTTGAGCAAGTGCTGTGTCTTTCATAATCAGCGCATAAGCGGCTTGTGCCTTAATGGCAATAGGTAAAGTTCCAGAAGTTGTTGTAATCAAGCCCATTCTGAGGGCTTCTTCTTTCAGACGTGCATCATTAAGAGCAACACCGAAACGTTTTAATGGTTCAGTTTCACCTGAAAGACCTGAACGTAAAGCAATAAGTGCATCATCAACTGAGGTGTTGTTAAAAGATGCTAAGTCTGCGGCAAGTTCTGTAATATCAATTGAGAATTTTGTTGCTTGTTCTCTTGAAAGACCAAAGGCTTGAAACAAGTTTCCGTAACTTGCTGCTGCTTCCAAGGCTTGTTGTTCCGATTGACCAAACGCGGTAGAAGAAGTTTTAGCCCAATCGCGAATCTGTTTAGCGTTCTGAGCAAAAACAGCATCAGTTTTAGAAATAGATTCTTGTAAAGTTGAAGCGGCCTGAACTGCTTTGTAAATACCAGCAGAGGCGACAGCCAAAGGAACAGTAACGTTTTTTGTAAGACTTTGACCAACATTGTCAAAAATCTTTCCAACAGCACCGAACTTGTCTAAACCAGTTTTGGCTCTCTCAAATTCTCTTACAGCAGACTTGATTCCTTTGTCATCAAATTGCGTGAGAATCGGGATAATAATTGCCATTATTTAACCACCAATAAGTTTCTGTTCACTTTTGCTGAAGCGTCTTGTATAGAACGTTCAATACTATTATCGATCAAATTCTGATTTTTCAAAGCGGCAGGCCAAACATATCTTGAACCAGGTGTAGGACCTAAAGCCCTTTTCAATGCTGCTCCTTGGCCGTTAATTCTGTAACCAGTTGGTCTGCGAGGAGATGGTTTTGATCTCAACTTAGGTGTGTATTTTGATTTAGGGTGGCCAGCCAAATCAGCAATAGCCAAACCTCTACCTTTAACAATAACTTTTAATAAAGAAGTTGGTCTGTCACTTCTTGGTTTTTTAACACTTGTTTTAACTTCAGTTTTATTTTCTGATACTTTGAAAGCCGTTGCACCATTATGGGTAAAACCTGTTGGTAAACCTGTTTTAGGTAGAGCACTTTCTATACCTTTAGCAAAAGGTAAAGCAGCGTTTTTAATATCAGTATTTATTTGTCTGTAAACAGTTGAATCTAAATCACGAAGTTCCAATAAAGTTTCTCGCAGCCCACGAACTTCCGTTTTAAGTCCAAAAGCCACAATTACCTCTTATTTTGTTCGGATGCTCTCCAACGCAAGTACATTGCCATTGTGAAAAGCATACGATCACTCTCATTTAATAGCAAAGAGGGCGCAATTCCTGTTTCACAAGCCAAGTAAGCAATAAACCAATGCTCAGAGTTTTCTCCGAGCGGTTTTATTTTGGGTCGTTATCGCTTACCGCAATCTCATCAACTTCATCTAACCAATTATCAAATTCTTTTTTCGTTGCATTGGTTCTTTTTTCACTATGCCACGCTAAGAAAAGCAGGTCAGTAAGTTTGAACTCGGCTTCGAGTTTTGCTACTGACCTGCTGTACTTTTCTTCAAACGCAACTAAGTCTCTTGCTGAACAAACTACTTCTTTAGAATTACCATCATTGTAATTCACGCGCAGGTTGATTTTCATTTGTTTCCTTTTCTAATTAAACAGAAGTTCCACGAACTACTGAGCCAGATACAGGCCAAGTAACAGAAAGAGTAGCAATATCGCCAACGCTTGATGCGAATGGGGAGTATTGGGTTACTAATGCGGTCATTGTGTAACTTGGGTTAGTTGCAGTTACTGTTCCACTTGTAGGTTTGATTACAACTGTTGCAATTGAACCTAATAATGGGTTAAGTGTTGCATCAACTGAACCTGCACCAAAATCTTGCATAAAGTTTAGTGTTAGTGATGCTTGTTTTAATCCACCGATTCTAGTTCTCCAAGAAGAAC